GAAGCAGATCACTTGGATCTAGTTATGTCGGAATGGGATAAGCAACCTCAAGATGTGCAAGATGCACTTCCAGAACAAGAAGCACCTGAAGTAACAGAGGAGTAAAGATGAATATAACAGATGGAGACTTTGAATTATTGTTTAATCTGTATGATGAAGCTAAAGAATTTATTAGTGAAAAGGATAAACCTGAATTTGCTAATAAATTCGTTTATCATCTAGCTGACTATGGTTTTGAAATTAAAACTGCGGCAAAAGAAATAGCTGATCATTGTGATTACCTTGCAGATGCAATGGACGAATATATAGAAAACAACGATGATGATGAAGATCCGTATGATGACTATAGTGAAGGCTATAGTGATGATGACGATGAGCAATATTAATTATGAGTGTATGGTATCGTAAAGTAACTGCAAATTTAAGCGAGATAGTTGAAACTATTTCTCATTTTGAGAAAGAAATTGATCAAGCTCGTTTTGAATGTGGAATGAAAGGCAATCTCGAAAAGCATAGTAGAGAGATGCCTGGTGTTGTGGAGCATAGATTTAATCAGTTACAGGAAGTAGAAGCAATACTAGAGTTTCTCAATACTGAAATGAGAAAACTACGTGCTAAAACGTTCAGAAAATACTTGGAAAATTATAATAAAGCATTAAGCAGTAGAGATGCAGAAAAGTATGTGGATGGAGAACAAGAAGTGGTTGATTTGCAGTACCTAATCAATGATTTTAGTTTAGTACGTAATCGATACATAGGAATTATTAAGGCTTTAGAAGCTAAAGGATTTCAAATAAACAACATAGTTAAGCTAAGAGCGGCTGGTTTAGAAGATATTTCGTTATAACGCCATATTATTGGTTGACAAAAATTTTTTTAAGCCGTATAATTAACGTATAGATTGTAAAAACCAACAGGGCGGACATCCCAAACACAGGAGCAAACTATGCCAAAAAATTTATTTAATAATATCACTACATTAGATGTGATGTGTGCTTCTGTTGAAGTATACAAGTCACAAGGATTCATTAAAAGTGGACATGGTTATACAGATACTGATCATGCGAGTGGTGAACCAGTAAAAATAGATGATAATAAAACTATGATGTTATCTCTATTAAAAGCAAAAGATGCTGGTAAAACAAATTTCACAACAGAAACTGTAGAAGAAGCTAATAATCTAATTAATAGTATTAATGGTAAATTAATGCTAAAAAAGATGACAAATACTCTTAACAATTTTGAGAGCAATGTTGTTAAAGCATTATCAGAAGCTGACGTGAATAAGTTTTCAATAAGCATTATTGCAAGTTTACCACATAGTGTTAGTATTGACAAAAAACGTGAAGTTATTGCAGATCGTATGTCAGGTCTAAAACACAGTAGCCAATATTTTGGTGAAAAAGGTAAACGTTTTGATATTGATGTAGAAGTACTTGATGTTAAATTTATTCAAACTAGTAATGTCTATATGATTTCTACTTGTTATGCAGAAAAAGATATTGTTAAGTTTTGGTGGAGAGATCAACCAGATATTAGTGATATTATTGCTAACAAAACTATTAAGATTCGTGCTACAGTTAACAAGCATGAACTATCTAAATATACAGGTGCTAAAGAAACTATGGTAAACCGTGTTAAAATTTTAAGTATTGCATAATGGTTGATATACTTATAAAATCTGTTGTAGGTGGATTACTAATTGGTATAGTAAGTACATTAGCACAAAAGAATCCAACAGCCGGTGCATTTATAATGGGAATACCATTGGTAAGTTTTATTACATTGGTAATTATGCATTATAGTGGAGTAGATTTTCAAACTTTAAAAACATTTAGTTATCAAACCGTATACTTTGTATTGGTAAGCCTAGTTTTCTTTCCTTTATTCATTTGGTTTTATCCAGGTGGATTTTGGGTAGCACTTATTTCTAGTGCAACAGGTGTTGGTATAATGATGGCAATCCTAGCAAAAATAATTGCTTGACATATTTCGCATTTTATTATATAGTAATAGTTAATTTAATTTATTAAATTAATTTAATAAAAACAAGGGAGAAATAAAATGGCAAGATCAAATGCAAAAGGTGCTACTTTCTTTTCAGAAGGTACACAAAATCAAAGAATCCTAGCTAATTTCTGGGGTACAGGAAGTACGTTCACAATGAACGATCTAAGAAATGACTTAGATATTGCTTCTCCAGCGGCAAGGTTACTTGAGCTAAAAGAAGCTGGCTTTAACGTAAAAGCTAAAGCAGTTGATTCAGGCGCAGTAGGCAGACCTGAGATGGAATATTCAATTCCAAGAAGAAGAGTAGTAGCATAATTAAGTTACTAACAGAAAAAAGGCCCATTTTTTTTGGGCCTTTTTCTATGAAAAACAAAAAACCCAATAAAATCAAGGGTTTACACTCCAAAAAAAATTAAAAAAAAGTGCATAAAAAGGTTGACTTTTCTACCAAGATATCTTATTATATATGTATAGTTAGAAATAAACATTAAGAAATAGGAGTCGTAAATGGCACAATTAAAAAGACAAAGAAAAAACAAAAAAGGCGAGACAATCGTTGAAGTTCTTCCTACTAAAGTAAAAGACAATCCTAACGAGACTGATGAGCAAATCATAGAACGTATGAGAGAAAGGTTCTCTATACTTGATGATATGACACAAGCTTCAATAGATGGTGTTGTTAGAGGTATGGTAGTAACAGGCCCTCCAGGCGTAGGTAAATCATTTGGTGTTGAACAAGTTCTAGAAAAGAATTCATTGTTTGATGTACTAGGTGGTAATAAAGCAAAATTTGAAACTGTAAAGGGTGCTTCTAGTGCAATAGGTTTGTACAAAGTTCTTTACAATAATGCAGACAAATCAAACGTATTAGTACTTGATGACTGTGATACAGTACTATATGATGAAACTAGTTTGAACTTGTTGAAAGCGGCTTTGGATTCTAGTAAGAAAAGAAAGCTATGTTGGAATACAGATTCAGCTCTATTAAGACGTGAAGGTATACCTGATACATTTGAATTTAATGGTTCAGTTATATTCATCACTAACCTTAAGTTTGATAATGTAAGAGGTAAAATTAAAGATCACCTTGATGCTATAATGTCAAGATGTCATTACTTAGATCTTACTATGGATACAACTAGGGAGAAAGTTCTTAGATGTAAGCAAATAGTTAAAGACGGTATGCTTAACGAGTATATGTTCAGCGAAGCTGAAAAAGATGATGTAATGAATTTCATGATCGATAACAAAGATAAGATGAGAGAAATAAGTTTGAGAATGGTTACCAAACTTGCAGATCTTAAAAAGTCTATGGGTGACAAGTGGAAAAGAACCGCTGAAGTTACTTGTATGAGGCGAACTGTTTCTTAAAACAGTTTTCTAACTATAGAAGAGGGGTGAAATTCCCCTCTTCGCTTTTCAATGTTTTTTCTCAAATTCATTGACAATTCAACATAAGTACTGTAATATATAAATATGAAATGTAAGATAACTCTGAAAGATGAAGTGAATTGCAAAGTAGAAGGCTTAGATATAGACACACGTAGAAAGTGTGAAAAAGAATTAAAGTTTTTTCTTCCTTATGCATATCACGTACCAGCTTTTAAGCTAGGTAGATGGGATGGATGTACGTCTTATTTCACTATAGGTGGAATTACGTATACTAACCTATTAGATAAAGTATTGCCTATTATTATGGGACAGGGTTATGAAATAGATCTAAATGACTTACGTTTTAAATATGACTTTCAATTTGATCCTGTAGATGAAAACACATTTGAAAACAAAGTGTGGCCAGAAGGTCATGTTGTTGCAGGCGAGCCTGTAATTTTAAGAGACTATCAAGTAGAAATTATTAACAAGTATCTAGCAACACCACATTGTCTACAGGAGATAGCTACAGGTGCCGGTAAGACGTTAATAACCGCGGCATTAAGCAACAAAGTAGAAAAGTATGGAAGGAGCATTGTTATTGTACCTAATAAAGATTTAGTTACACAAACATATGCTGATTATGCAAATTTAGGATTAGATGTTGGCGTTTATTATGGCGACAAAAAAGAATTAGGACACACCCATACTATTTGTACTTGGCAGAGTTTAAACAGTATAAGAAAAAGATTTAAAGAAGGAGAATCAGATTTAAGTTTAGTAGATTTTGCAGAAGATGTAGTATGTGTAATAGTTGACGAAGTACATCAAGCAAAAGCAGAAGTATTAAAAGAATTACTAACAAAAGATTTTTCAAACATTCCACTAAGATGGGGTTTAACAGGCACTATACCAAAAGCTGATCATGAGAAGGTTAGTTTACAGGCTTGTTTAGGAGAAGTTACACACAAACTGGCGGCAAGTGAACTACAAGAAAAAGAAGTTCTAAGTCAATGTCATGTTAATGTAGTGCAATTAAAAGAAGTATCAGAATACAACAATTATCAAAGCGAACTAACTTACCTAACTACTAATGCTTCACGTATGAAGTATATAAGTGGTTTAATTAAAAAAGTATCTGCTTCTGGTAATACTCTTGTATTAGTAGATAGAATCAAAGCAGGTCAGCTAATATGCGATAATATAGCTGAAGCTAACTTTGTTAGTGGTGAGATGAAAACTACTACACGTAAAGATCATTATGACGACATTAATGAGGGAACTAATCAAATTGTTGTAGCAACATATGGTGTTGCGGCAGTAGGTATTAATATTCCACGTATATTTAATCTTGTTTTAATAGAACCAGGAAAGAGCTTTGTTAGAGTAATACAAAGTATTGGACGTGGTATTAGAAAAGCAGAAGACAAAGATAATGTGCA